GCGCAGCGACGACAAGATCTACGATACGTGCAGCTCTGCATGCACCGAGAAGGTAGCGGACATGATTCGCCAGGCTGAAGAAAAAGAAGCCGCTGCTAAAGCGGAAGCTGAGGAGCAGACCATCACGCCGGATGACGTAGGCACTCTCGAAGTATAAAATTTCCTCGCCGCCTGGAGGATGAAATCATGCCGCTCAAAAAGGGTAGCAGTGACGAGACCGTAAGCTCGAACATCAGCGAGCTGGTGCATTCTGGTAGGCCCCAGGACCAGGCTGTTGCAATCGCAATGAGCGAAGCTGGTAAGTCGAAGAAGAAGCACAAGCCAGGGAATCCCCATGGCATGAAAGCCGGTCATCCTCTCATGGGCACCAGACCAGCGCATTTCCGTAACAAGCCTGATACGTGATGACTGACGAGGCTACCAATCAGGCAATTCAGCGAGCAGCGACGACGCTTCGTATCAGAAACATAGCGAATCGTCGTGACCAGGTGCGTCCGCATATGCGTCCGCATACCTCGGTGTTCTTGCGTCAGAGAGACAGCGATGAGCCGATTATCTGCCTGGGTATCGTGTTCCATGAATGGCCCATGAGTAAATACAACATGGTGAATTTCAGAAGCCACTCCCATACCGGCAAAGAACTCAAGACATCAGGGCTGCTCGCCAAGCTCGACAACGGTGGGATCGGCCTGTGTATCAATGTGCGCTGGCCCTGGGGAGCAATGCTGCGGGAGTTCAAGGGGCTCAGTGCTGGAAATCTATGAGATCACCGATCGAGATCCTGGTTGATGAAGCCTGCGGAGTAGATTCGACTGTCGAATGGATCACGTTCCGATGCCCGGAATGTCAGCGCACAAAGAGAGTGATACGACACGACGATGATCCGCCTGGCGAGTTAGTGGCGAACTGTCCGGATTGCGTCGAGGAACAATGAGGTGGTCGCAGACCCTTTATCAGTCAAGGAGGCAGTAAGCCAGCATCTCAACCAAGCCCAAGCTGAGTTCTATCGGAGAGATCTGAGAGAGTTCGTTGCGGCTGCCTGGCCGATCGTTGAGCCGAAAGAGTTCAAGTCCAACTGGCACTTAGACGCCATCTGCGACCACCTCGCCTATGTCACGTTCGGTGACATTCGCAATCTCATGATCAACATTCCACCACGGCAGACCAAGAGTCTGACTGCGAGTGTGCTGTGGCCGGTATGGGAGTGGCTGCTGGATCCTGGTGTGCAGTTTCTGTTCGCGTCCTATGCCCAGGAGCTGGCGATACGTGATGCCGTGAAGTCTCGTCGGCTAATCGAGTCAGCCTGGTTCAAGCAGCGATATTCAGGTGCCTTCTACCTGGATCCAGCAGACAACAGGAAGAATCGCTACGTCAACAACCATGGTGGTCATCGCATCTCTGGCTCGATCCTGGGTAAGGCAACAGGTGAAGGTGGTGACAAGATCTGCATCGATGACCCGCACAACATGAAGGACGTGTACTCGGACACGATTCGCCACAACACCCTTTCGACCTGGGACAACAGCCTGAGATCACGCCTTAATGACCCAACCACAGGCCAGAAGGTGTTGATCGGGCAGCGGTCGCATGATGCTGATCTGTTCGGTCACATCCTCAGCAGTGAAGATGAGCGATGGGAAGTGCTGATGCTGCCGATGGAGTTCGATGCGGCCAGGAAGTGCATCACGTTCTTCAACAATGGTAAGGGTCACCAGACTAAGAAGGGCCCACTGTTCGAGGATCCCAGGACCAAGAAAGGCGAGCTGCTGAATTCGCAACGCTTTGGTGAGGAGGAGAAGAAGGCCGAGACCAAGGCGATGTCACCCAGAGACTACAGCGCCCAGTTCAACCAGGATCCGACATCTGGTGGTGGCCTGATCCTGAAGAAGAAGTGGTGGCAGCAATGGTGCTATCCACAGGATCATCCGGAAGCTGGCAAGCCGATGCCGTACCCAGAGTTCACCGAGGTCATCTCGTTTTACGACACGGCATTCGAGAAGGAGGAGGAGAACGATTGCTCTGCCAGGATCACGGCTGGACTGTTCGAGTATTCACCGACAGGCCGGGAGATCGATACGGAAGTTCATGCACTGATGCTGGAACGGTTCAACGATCGAGTGGAGTTCCCGGATCTCAAGACTGAAGCAGTGGCGCACCAGGTTCAGTGGGGCCCTGATCGAACGCTGATTGAGAAGAAGGCCAGTGGTCATTCGCTGATCCAGGAGCTACGTCGAGCTGGCGTCTCAGTGTGGGGAGTGAATCCAGGCACGAAAGATAAGGTATTCAGAGCGCACATGGTTGCCCAGGTGCTGAAGGATGGTCGGCTGTGGTACATCCCCAGGAACTGGGCTTACGAGGTGATCAATCAGTGCGCGACGTTCCCGGTCGGTGAGAACGATGACCTGGTGGATTGCGTAGTGATGCTGCTTGGTTACATTCGTCGCATGGGTCTGATGCAGCTCGATGACGATGAGAAGATGGACGAGATGAAATTGTTCAGCCAGCCGAGGAAGTTTTATGGTGCATAAAGAATTGAAAGACGAGAAAGTGCGAGAGCTGCCGATCGGTGAGTACAACGCTGTGCGAACGCTCAGGCATGCGCTCCAGAAGGCAGAGCGCGGCAAGTTCACTGATGTCATCATCATTACCCTGGACCGGGATCCGGATGACGATGATTGGAGTTTAGATTGCGCCTGGTCGGACTTGAAGAAGCAGGAGATACTGTGGATGCAGCGATGGTTCAATAGCTGGCTCAACAAACAGTACTTCGGTGACTATCACAGCGATCCAGACTGAGGTAGCATTCGCTCGCCGCCCAAGGAGAAGATCATGTTCATTGTTTGGATTCTTATCGGTATTTTCATTGGCCTGATCTTGGCCTGCCTGTTTCCTAGCATCTGCATAGGGATTGCCTGGGCGATCCAGTATGCGAAGACTGGCTGGAACTATCTGATGGACGTGATCAGTGGCAAAGCAAGGGAGTAACAAGTCACGCAACCAGACCAGGGCAGGTGGCTCAATCAATGCCAGGTGGCTGGAGAAGAACAAGAACCAGCGTCGTCGTCGCGGAAAGATGGCGAAGCAGTCTCGACGTAACAACTGCAAGTAGATAGAATCACCGCATCTTCGCCGCCAACGAAGCATAGGGCACAGCTATGGGCTTGCAATTTGGTACGGGGCTTGGTGGTAGCGGATTGATCTTGTCCGGAGTCAAGCTCGGTGGTTCTGGCCTGGCAGGTGTTGTGGCTGGTGGCGTTCCAGCAGTTGATTCCTGGGTACAGAAGGATTTCCAGAATAATCCTGAGACTATCTCTGGTGGTTTCAGGGTCGGTGTGTTCTGGAAGGACGATGGCCTGCGTGTCTGGACGGTACGCGACTCCAGCAATCGATGTGACCAGCATGATGTGTCGCCAGCATGGAGCATTGTACCAGGCACTTGGACGAATCGTGTAAGCGACATAACCAATTTCGGTGATCCACGAGCCGTGTGGTTGCCTCCTGATGGCACGAAGATAATCTATCTCACTGGTTCTGGAGTATTATTTCAGTTTCCATTAAGTACACCATTCGATCTCAGCACCATAGGCGCTCAGACGAACAAGTTCATTGGATCCGGTCATCAGGATATGTACTTCTCGGTAGATGGCTTAACGGTGTGGGTGTATCAATCCAGCACCAATACGTTGAAAGAATTTGCGATGACGATCGCATTTGATGTCACCACACTCAATGTCATTCCGGTCGCGACGTTTGTTCTCACAGCGGACATATCACTGATCAATAGTTTCAGGTTCTCAGCAAATGGGAAGATTCTCTATGCCATCGGACAGCCGAGTAGCGGCACCCTGGTTCAGTGGACCTTGACTACTGCGTTCGATATCACGACAGCAGGATCTTTTGTGCAGGGAATTGCTGTCACACAGGTCGCTATCCCAAGGGGTCTCACACGCAGAGAGACCGATGGCTGCTTGTTTGTGTTTGGTGATCAAGGTGCTGGCCAGCAGAAAGTCAAAGTATTTGGTCCACCATAAGGATTAAGTGATGGCAGTAAGAGCAGACCTTTTATCGACTATGAAGCCGATGCCAACCTTCACGGAGACTGAGCAAGTCACCGAGAAGAACATCATCCGGCACAACGAAGATGGCACGATCTCTGTCATACCGAAGGGTGAGATCGCTGAGTACGCTGACATCAATCACGATGAAGCGACTCCAGAAGGATGGAACGACAACCTGGCAGAGGAGCTGTCTCCCCAGGAACGAATCGCAATCGCGGACGAGCTGATCGAATACTACGAGATCGATGAGCAGGTGCGCGAGGAACACTTCGAGCGGCTGACCGATGGACTCAGGCTCATGGGCCTAACCGACGAGCCAGCATCGGATGTACCGTTCAAGGGTGCAGCCACCGTGCAGCATCCACTCATCGCTGAAGCGACAACGCAGTTCCAGGCGCGAGCGATTGAGGAATTCTTCCCGCCCCAGGGTCCGGTTAAGGCTTACATCATGGGTGAGGCGACCGACGAAAAAGTGGAACAGGGAGAACGACTCGCTGACTACATGAACTATCAGCTCACTGAAGCCGACGAGGAATACTTTTGGTCCACTGACCAGATGCTGTTTTATCTCCCCCTTTCAGGATCTGCGTTCAAGAAGGTCTACATCGATCCCATCACCGGCATGACGACAAGTCGCTTCGTGACCGCTGAGGATTTCATCGTCCCGTACCATGCCAGGACGTTGGCGAATGCTCCTCGGTACTGTCACAAGTACGAGATGCCGGAGAACGATGTGTACCGGGCCCAGGAGGCGGGATCTTTCATTGAAGACGCCAGGCTGCTGCCGACAC